GCTTGAATGGACTGGCGAGTCTGACACCACTTTAAATCGTATTCTATCTGTTGCGACTCAGTTTGATAATGCTGAACTAGACTTTAGCTTCGATGTGTCTGGAACAACGGTTGTGCGCCGCTTAATCAACATCCATAAGCGCATGGGTGCTGAGAGAAATATCACGCTGTATGTGGATAAAGACATCAATAAGATTGTGACGTCCGGCAGTATTTATGATCTTTATACTGCCGTTACACCGACAGGTGGTACGCCTGAAAGCAAAGATGGCGAGACCACTGATCAACAGCCGATCACACTTGAAGGTTATCAGTGGACAGATCCCGATGGTCGTTACGTATTAACAAAAGAAGGCGTTTTGCTAGATCCGGTAGCCAACCAAACATGGAGCAGGCTTTTAGCCAAAGGTGGTTCGCCGAGTGTCAATGCAGCGTATATCAATCGTGTTGTCACTTATACGGCTACTTCGCAAGCAACCTTGCTTCAATCTGCACTCTCTGATCTTAAGACTCACAATCATGAAGCAGTCAATTATGAGACCGACATTGCTGTGCTGCCACAAAATATCAACATTGGTGACACAATTCATTTAGCTGACGAGAATGAGCAATTGTACTTGTCGGCTCGCTTGCTAGAACTCAAATCAAGCTATTCGATGGATACACACACAGCAACTTTGGGAGACTACCTTATTGAACATGATCAGGTAGCAGCCCAATATCGGCAACTTGCTGAACAAATTAAGAATTTGCCTAAAACAATCCAATACTATCCGTGGCTTCGCTACGCCGATGACGATAAAGGTACCAACATGTCAGCGTTGCCTGCCGGTAAGAAATACATGGCAACTGTTTGGTCGAATAAGACATCTGTTCCTAGTGATGATCCGGCTGATTACGCCGGCAAGTGGGCATTGATTCAGGGACCAAAAGGTGACGATGGTGTGGGTGTCCCGGGCCCTAAGGGAGCCGATGGCAAAACTAGCTATTTCCACACCGCTTGGGCGAATGATGTAAGCGGTCGAAGTGGGTTCACGGTATCCGGTGGTGATGGCAAAAAGTATATTGGTACGTACAGCGATTTCACACTTGCTGATAGTACCAATCCGGCTGATTACAATTGGGCACTTTTTAAAGGATCCGATGGCGCAACTGGTCCACAAGGACCACAAGGACCGCAAGGTGTTCCCGGAAGCAAGGATGTGCCATACACGTACATTCAGTTGGGAACACCCACTAGTCCCAAGAAAGGTGATTTGTGGTGGCACGGGACAACGCTGAACGATGCCACGGCCCTGCAATACTATAATGGTACAGCTTGGGTTGATCAAAGTATTCAGCAGGCGGTGCTTAGCATCAAAAAGCTGCAGTCAATTGAGATCGATACTTCACTCATTAATTCTCCGACCATTAATTCTCCATTCAGCCATGTTCAGATTAGCGGAGCAAAAAGCTCGGGTAACTTGTCATTAAGCAATGCTGCTCTTCAAATATTAGGCAATATTGAGGATAACAGCGGTAATCCTAACGGACAATACTACAACACCATCCTTAACCCTAGCGGAATGACAAACTACATCACAACGCCTGATCAAAAGGGGAACGTGTCGTCAGCAGGATTGCAAAACGGCGCGCTTCAATTGAAAACGCTGATAAGTGACCCTAGTGCTGCAACCAAAAAATATATACAGTCCGAATACAAATCAACCGACAATGTCACTTTCTTTTACGTCAACTCTCCGGCCATCACAACTGCGAACATGTCCTATGCATACATTTACTATATGCGCCGCGGTAATATTGTTACTGTACAGTTCGTGTTAGGAATCTCGCAGCAGAAGCCATGGGTTGTCTTGGCTGATGTTCGACCCGGATATAAGCCCTATGCAGAATCAGGCGTTGGCTGTTATATCAGCAATACAAATTATGTTGGACAAGCCTGCCAGATATATATTTCAAAAGGTCAATGGGTAACGATGCCCACAAGCCCGTCAGGGGAATGCCGTGGATCAGTTTCGTATTTGACCCAAGATGATTACCCAACAGGTGACTCATATTTTAGCTAGGAGGAAATTATGAAAATCAAAGTGTGGACGGATAGCAATAATCGTTTACTCCATTGGGCAAATGCTAGTGAAAACAGACCAGTAGGGCCGACCGATGAAGGATTTGATGTTATTGAAGTGGATAAGGCAGTTGGTTTGTATGAGAACCACGCCAGCATTATTGACGGCAAAGTTGTTCCTGATGCTGGCTATGATCCAGACGCTGCCAGACATACACCTGAGGCGTCACCAGAACAGCAAATGCTTGCTGCGCTTGCTCTTGACGTAGCGCAGATGAAGGCGGTGAAATCAAGTGACTTATTATGATCAGTGTGTGCTGTTTTACAGTTGGGGGATTGATTTATCACCTTATGTACCAGTAATGATCACCCCAGATCAATACAAGCAAATCACAGGCAATGACTATGTCGCCAGCAAAAGCTAGCGGCTATTTTTGTGGAAGGAAGTGATGACAATGTTAAATAAAATTAGAGATCACCCAACACACGCAGCGCTCGCCATTGGCATGGTTGCCATTGGCTTGTTTCTACTCATAAATAATCATTATTTCATCTGGCCACCACATTACTCAGACTGGTTAAACGATGATGTCGTGGGGTTTTTGTTTATCGTTGATGGAATCGGAATTGGGGGTTGGGTGCTATGGGAAGAACAGTTGGCAGTAATCAATCGTCTGTTGCTTACGACTACCAGCTTTTTGATGTCATTTCTGACAATACTGCAATTGCTGACCTCGATCTCAACTGGAATCTACACAAGTTGGATCAGCAATTCGATCATAACAGCCTTCGTGCTGATTCTGGCGCGAAGGAGTGACAGCCGTGACAGCAGCGATAACTAAAATTATTGTCAGTTCTGCTCCATACATTGCCGGTATTGCTTCGGCTCTCATCGCTTTTCTGACCTACCGCGAGGGTAAACGGAAGAACAGGCATGATGAGCTTGAGGACATGAACGACAGACTATGTGCAGAAAATGACCGCTTGAGACGCGAGAATGAACGCCTAAGAAAGGAAAATAATCATGAATAATTGGACAGAACTTTTAGTATCACTCGCAGTAGCAGCAGTCCCAATCATTGGGGCTTGGATCTCAAAACAATTGCTGGCTAACAAACAGGCACTCACCTTGGTAAAGGTATTAGGCCCATTGGCAAGTGCTGCGGTAACAGCATCAGAACATCTCGGTGTGACAAAGGCGATTGACGGTGCGGTTAAGAAATCGACTGCCATTCAGGCTGTGAAAGATGGTTTGAAGTCGCTTGGCTTCACCAACACAGACGAGCAGACAATTGCCAACGCGGTTGAGAAAGCTTTTGCGGACTTGAAAGACAGCCTAGCAGAAACCTATCCACAAAAGACAGTCGATCAGGAAACATCTAATCAAGACAAGGTAGCAGCCGCAGCTCAAGCAGCCGCAGACGCAGTTAAGGCTCAGCTGGCACCATCATCTGTTGCTCCAGTAGCTAGTGAGGAGGCAAAGTAATGTCTTTTGATATTGATAAAACAATTGCGTTCCTAAAGAGCAAAATTGGCCATGTCACCTATTCAATGTATGGGTCGCGTAATTTCAGTGACGGCACTTGCGACTGTTCAGGGGCTGTCTATACCGGCCTTGTACAAGGTGGATTTGCTCCAATGTCATATATTCCTAGCACCGAAACCTTGCATGCATGGCTGATTGGTAACGGTTGCCAATTGATCGCTGAAAACACTGAGTGGCAAATGCAAAAAGGCGACATCGTTATCTGGGGCCGTAAAGGGTACAGCGCTGGTGCTGGTGGTCATACCGGTATCTGTATTGATGGTCAGAATTGGCTTGAGTGTACGGCATGGCGTGACCTTGGAGAAACAATCCAGAACCACGATGCCCGTTGGGCCATGAATGATCAGCCTTACTTTTACGTCTATCGTTATACTGGGACAACAAATTCACAGCCTGTGCAGGCGTCTAATGTTAGCATTAGCGCTCCAAAGGCGAATGTTAGTTACGGCCTGCACTTGCTCGGTGGCAGCTGGCTTGATGAGGTTACTAATTTTGGCTCTGGTGACAATGGATTTGCGGGATTGCCTAATCACCAGCATGATCTGCTGTACATTTGCGTTGATCATGGTAGTGTTAAGTATCGTGTTCACACAGTCAAGAGTGGTTGGCTGCCTTGGGTAACCAAAGGTGATCGCAATGATACGGTCAACGGCTGTGCCGGTATTGCTGGTGAAGCGATTGATGGAGTCCAGATCATCTTTCTTACTCCTGCTGGTGAGCCGTACCAGCAAGCGTATTACCGTAGTCAGACGACACAACGGGCTGGCTGGCTCGGCGTTGTGTGTGATGATGGCACGAGTTTGCCACAGTACACAGACACATATGCCGGCATGTTTGGAGAACCGCTTGATCGTTTGCAAATCAGCATTAGTTCGATCAATCCGTTTTAAGTACATTACAAAAATGCCCTCTGCTCGCTAACGCGGGTGGAGGACTTTTTTGTTGCTTTGAAGCACGGGCATAATGCTGTAAAATAAGATAGTAAGCAACTAAATATTTTAGTCAGCCTGCAATACCTTGCCATTCTGCCTCCTTTGCTCAGGGAGGCTTATTTTTGTGCACAAAATATGCACAAAAAGTTGTTTTCTACTATTATATATACGTTTGTTTTCGCCCTTACTCTCCGTTGTCTTGCATTCGGATGTAGCTACATAAGAAGCCTCAAAACGCTGTTAATTCGGTGTTTTGAGGTTTTTTTGAACATCAAATAAAATTTGACTGTGCCTGATATGATTAGTAGCATGAGTGGGGATTTAAAGGATGGTTAAGACATCTGACCATCACAAAATCGTTAACCGACTTTAGTGACTATTTTTTACGAAAAGCTTGTAATTTTTAATAGCTTCCGCTAGTATAAATAGAGCAATAGACACCACACATGGAGGATTAGCTCAGTTGGGAGAGCGTCTGCCTTACAAGCAGAGGGTCACAGGTTCGAGCCCTGTATCCTCCATAATGAAAACACCTACCACTGCGGCAGGTGTTTTTCTTTTACCTTTTTGAAGTTGGACGGGGCGTCCAACGCATGAGATTTGACGTAAGCGTCACATAGTGCAGTACCTATAATTGTCAAAATCCTCCCTCTATACTTGGTCTATCAAGAAGATTGGAGGATTTCTTTATGACTCAAACCAAT